GAGCGTAAAAAGAAAAAGTGAAAGTAGTCAACGATAGAGCCATCGTGCTCAAGACAAAGCGTCCTCATCTAATCACCGAGCGGGTAAAGAACTACAAAATATTAGAGGAGGACAACGGCGTGTACAAGGTAGCAATACCTTGGGAATTACACGAGGCTCAAGTACTAGCTGACTTGAAAGTTAAAGAAGTGCCCTCTCCTATGGCGCGTGATTATGAGTTTACTGGCAGGCACGCGCCGTTCGAGCACCAGAAAGAAACTGCTTCCTTCCTCACCTTGCATAAGAAGGGCTTTTGCTTCAACGAGCAAGGCACCGGAAAGACCGCATCTGTAATATGGGCAGTTGATTACCTCATGCAGCAAGGATTGGTTAAACGCGTGCTGGTTATATGTCCACTGTCTATTATGAAATCGGCATGGCAGGAAGACATGTTTAAGTTTGCTATGCACCGCTCCTGTTCTGTTGCGCACGGCACGTCGAAACAACGCAAGAAAATAGTTAACGCAGGGGCTGAATTTGTCATTATTAACTTCGATGGCGTAGCTGTAGTTAAGGACGAAATCATAAACGGCGGCTTCGACATGATTGTCGTGGATGAGGCCAACGCTTACAAGAACACGCAGACAAACCGCTGGAAAACCTTACGTACAATAAGCGCAAAAATCCCGTGGCTTTGGATGCTTACTGGTACTCCCGCAGCACAATCTCCTGTAGATGCGTTTGGCCTAGCGAAGCTTATAAACCCAAGTGGGGTGCCTAGGTATTTCACTGAGTTCAAAGACAAGGTGATGTATAAAATCTCCCAGTACACATGGCGTCCCAAGCAAGATTCTGAGAAAACAGTACACGAGGCGTTACAGCCAGCAATTAGATTCGAGAAAGATCAGTGTCTTGACCTACCTGCGGTTACGTACTTAGACAGAGACGCACCCCTCACGAAACAACAGGCTGCCTACTACAAAGAGCTAAAAGACCGCATGGTAATGGAAGCTGACGGGGAGCAAGTTACTTCTGTCAATGCCGCTACTAATATAAATAAACTACTGCAAATCTCTGGCGGTGCTGTGTATTCAGACGACAGAGAAGTAATTGAGTTTGACGTTAGCAGTAGACTAAGGGTAGTACAAGAAGCTATTGACGAGGCATCGCACAAAGTGCTGGTGTTCGTGCCTTTCACCCACACTATAGAATTACTAAAAGAATTCCTGACTAAAAATAAAATAGCGTGCGAAATAATTTCTGGCAGTGTTTCAGTAAACAAACGCAGCAGAATAGTAAAGGACTTTCAAGAAACTAATAGAATTCAAGTGCTTATAATACAGCCTCAAGCTGCGTCCCACGGTCTTACTTTGACCGCTGCTAATACGATTATTTGGTACGCTCCTGTTACTAGCGTAGAGACATACTTACAAGCCAACGCACGTATCAATAGGCCGGGGCAACACAACCCAATGACGATAATTCATATACGGGGCAGTGAAGTTGAAACGCGCCTATACAATATGTTGCGGTCTAAAGTGGACCACCACCACAAGATAATCGATTTATACAAACAAGAAATAAATACTTGACAGTGTAAAGCTTATTGATAGACTACTCCTCCCTGCCAAAAAGGAGGAGCAAATGAAAGACACACCAGACAAGCTAACCGCCATCTACATAAAGATGCGGGATGCTATCAGAGATAAAGAGGACGAGATAAAGGAGATAAAAGCACAACAAGAAAAAGTAATTGAAAAAATGCTAGCTCTGTGCGAAGAGCAAAACATTGATAGCTTGAGAACGCCAGCCGGTACTATTTCACGTAGAGTTCGTACCAACTACTGGGCTAATGACTGGGACAAGATGTACAACTTCATAGAAGAACACGCTGCGTTTCATTTGCTAGAGAAGCGCATACACACTTCTAATATGAAAGAGTTCCTAGAAACTAATCCTGATGTGGCACCACCGGGGCTACAAGTTAACCGCAAGTACACAGTAACTGTACTTAAGCCACGTAATACATGAGCAGACTTCAAATACAGGACGGGTGCTTTTTGCATCCGGATACCTACGAGCCACTGCGCTCTATAGAAGTCGTAATAATAGATAGTGGCACGCTCTCAAGAAACTATTACAGCGACGGTAAGCTTGTCTGTTGGTCTTACGACTGTGACTTTCCAGACGCAGCAGTTACTGACAAGCAAGCCGGGCGCTGTATAGATTGCAGTAAGAGCATACGAACAGGCGGCGCTGCCGGAAGAGCACCTTGTAAATTCTTTACGAAGATTAAGGTAGCTTTCCCCGAGCAAGCTGTGTGGTACGAGATTAGGCTTAACGCACTAAGCTTGTTCTCGAAAGAAGATAGCAGGATGAATCTTTATAAATATATAGAGCATCTTGAACGTAACCGGGAGCATGTAAGTAGTGTGCTCACCGAAATATATTTTGTGCAGCATCGTGACTTTTACAAAATGTATTTCAAACCAGTTCGACCTCTTTCCGAGGAAGAACTTGCAAATTTAACGCGGCTAAGCGAAGCCGCACAACAAGAAATAAACCCATTTATGGAGCAATTTATGGCTAATCAATCTCACATTATACGCGGTGTAACCGCACGCTACCCGCGCCTAGACAAGCCTTACCGGTTTGACAACAAGGCGGGAGCTAACGGCAAGAGCGTACCTTGTGAAGCTACGGAAGATGGCGCGAAGTATGAGCTAGATTTCGAGATGAGCAGCAAGCAGGCAAAAGAGCTGTATAACATTATGCAGGACGCGTACACCAACGCTTCTGGCCGCGATAAGTCTTGGCCTAAGAAGCTGGAGATGCCGTTCAAGAAACAAGAGGACGGTAGCTTTACTGGTAAGGCCAGCCTGAAGGCCGCTTACAGCGGCAGTCCAACTTCTCCTCCCGACCAGTTTGATGCAAAGAATAAGAAGTTGGGAGCAGATTTTAAACTCACTACTGGTAGCACAATAAATGTAGCGGTAGAACTTATACCATACAAAATGGCGTCTACCGGTGTGTCCTTAAGGCTGCGGGGCGTTCAGGTTATTAAATACCTGCCGTACAAACCGCCTTCTCCGTTTGGTGAGGAAGAAGGGTTCAGTGCAGATGATGAGTCCGGTAGTCCTTTCGCAGAAGAAAGTTCAGACGATATGTTTGATTCGGAAGAAAGTGGTAGTTCAAACGATTTTGACGACGAAGAAATTGAAGAAAAAGTTAAAGAACCGTCAAAGCGTAAGAAAAAAGCTGAAGTGGTCGATGACGAAGATGATGACGACATTGAAGACATCATTGCATCATGGAGTGACGACGACTAATGAGCTACGGCTATACGACTCGCATCGATAGTCTGAATAAGAAAGCTAATAAATTCTCACTGGGAGTCCGCCTTGGTCGCGTGTGCATTAAAAACAATGTACCCACTTCTGAAGTGGCCTCCCAGTTGGGAGTTAGCAGGCAGACTGTCTACAACTGGTTTATTGGTGTCCATGAACCAAACGACCGTTTATCACAACTAATAAAAGACTTTATAGCTGAATACGAATAATGGAAACTTTTGACCTCATAAATCACGTCGTCCCTCCGGGCGGTGTATATAGTGTGGTCGGCATAACTAGAGAAGGTAGGCCCATCCCAGAGTTTACCACTAGGCTAGAAGAAGCATACAAAATAGCTAACAACTTTTCCGAACGCGGCATTGATGCGTATTTTGCACTAGGGAAACTGAAGGAAAAAGGCAGTAGGAAAACAGAAAACGTAGATTCTCTGGGGGCCATATGGCTCGACATAGACTGCGGTGGGGGCAAGGCCGACCAGATCGAAGAATCTACAGGTTTGCCCAAGGGCTACGCTAACCAAAAGGAAGGCTTGAAGGCGCTTAAGAAGTTTTGCGCCACGGTAGACCTCCCCGAACCGATGATAGTTAACTCTGGCTACGGGTTACATATCTACTGGGTGTTTACTGAAGCAGTCCCCACTGAAAAGTGGCTACCTATCGCCAAGAGGCTCCAGCAAGTATGCGCCACGCAGAAGTTTTGTGCCGACCCAAAAGTGTTCGATGCGTCTCGCATACTGCGAGTGCCGGGCACCCAAAACCATAAGAAAGATACACCTAAGCTAGTACGGGTAATCAACCCTACCACCGCAAGACACGCACCCGATACCATACGCGCCTTGCTTGGGGTAGACCCGGACGAGGTTGCTATTGTCAGGAAAAGCAGCGGTGGCAAGGTGCTAGATGCTTTGCAGAAAGTGCTAGTAGAAAATAAGGACTATAAGTTTTCCAAAATAATAAGCAGGGGAGACCCTTGTTTTCAGCTACAAGACTGCCTAAAAAACCGAGCTAGCTTGTCAGAGCCTCGTTGGTTTAATGCACTTTCTGTAGCTAAATTCTGCGGAGACGGTAGTAAAGCCATACATGCCTTGTCTAAGAACCACCCGGACTATGACTTCCACGCGGTTGAAAGGAAGGTTGTTGGAATAGTGGGGCCTCACTCTTGTGCGGAGTTTGAAAAGAACAACCCCGCTGGGTGCAAAGGATGCCCGCACAAGAAAAACAAGAGCATAAAAGGGCCGTACAATCTAGGCAAAGTTGTCAAGAAGGCAGCGAGCAGCCCCATAAACAAGTTTGAACCGTATTTTAGGGGGGAGAACGGTGGTGTATACAAGCTTAACGAAGACGACGCCGAGTTTGTATACGAGCACGATTTGTATTTGAAGAAGCAAATGTGGGACGACGAGGACGGGTTTGTGTCCGTGTTTGTTTTCCACTCCCCGCACGATGGGGTGCGTGAGTTCAACATACCGAATGAAAGTTTAGAGAAGCGTTTGCTACTAAAAGTGCTTGCGCATAACGGGGTAGTCGCTGGGCTAGCAAATTCTGCGGCTCTGCATGAGTACATAACTAGGTCTATTCAAATATTACAGACACAGAGGGAAGCGGAAGTAATGAGACGCCAGTTCGGTTGGGCCGACAACTTTACAAAATTCATTGTCGGAGAAAGAGAAATTACTGTGGACGGGGTGTACCACACACCTGCATCCTCGATTACTAGGACATACGCGCCACATTTTGAACCTAAAGGCACTCTTGAAAAATGGAAAGAGGTGTTTAATTTATACAACAGGGAGGGCATGGAGATTCACGCCTTTGCTGCGTTGTCTGGGTTTGGCTCTACCTTGATGGAGCTTACAGGGCAAAAAGGTGCAATTATAAACCTTGTGCATCAAAATGCTGGTACTGGTAAGACGACCGTGTTGCGTATGGCTAACAGTATATGTGGCGACCCAGAGAAACTTTTGGGTAGCTTTAAAGATACAGCAGTGGCACGTGTAAACAAGCTAGGTATATTGAATAGCATAGTAAACACTATAGACGAGCTTACCAACATAGATGGAAAAGAGTTAAGTAATTTTGCTTACGAAATATCGCAGGGTAAAGGTAAGGAGAAAGGTAGTTTCACGGCTAATGCTAACCGCAAGAACGACACTACATGGCGTAGTTTGACTTTGAGTACATCTAACTCTTCTTTCTGGCAAAAACTACGCGCCGAAAAAGACCTACCAGAAGGCGAGCTTATGCGGCTATTGGAATTCTATGTGGAGTACACAGACCAAAATGTTATCTCTACGGAAGAAGGTAAAGAGATGTTTGACCATCAGTTAAACGCTAACTACGGGCACGCTATAGTTCCTTTTATACAGTATGTGTTGGCAAACCCGGAAGGCGTTGCAAACGAAGTTCGTAACATACAAAGTAAAATAGATAAAGAATTAAGGTTGACTTCTCGCGAGAGGAATTGGTCGGCTGTACTTGCTGCTAATATAACGGCGGGTAAGATTGCACGTCAGCTAGGCTTAATAGATTTTGATCTAAAACGCATATACATAAAAATGGCGAAGCTTATAGTAGAGCTAAGAAAAACTACAGTAGCTCCGGTAGACAACTTCTTATCTAAACTTGCAGCCATTATAAATAGAAACTTAAACAATATGCTTGTCGTCGATGCCGGTGTAGACCAGCGCACTTCAAAGCCAAAGGCACCCCTTTTGGAGCCTAAATACGGACGGCTTGTTTTGCGTTACGAAGGCGATACGCAAAGGCTTTTCATCCCTGTAGATGAACTAAACAAAGAAGTTACCAGCGACGGTACAGACTATAATTCTTTCCTTAAAGACCTTAAGGAGCGGGGCGTGTACCTGAAATCGGATAACAAGCGTTTGTCTAAAGGTATGACTATATCTACTCCAGCCCAGCGTTGCGCTATATTTGATACTTCACACTCGGAATTCTTTGACATCAGCAGATTAGTGGAAAAAGCTAAAGAAGATGAAGATAGAGAAGGTGAACTACCAAATTAACTGGAAGAAGTTTAAGAAGGGGTGGTCTTTCTTCATCCCTTGTCTTAACCGCACGGAGGCTAAAAAGATACTGTTAGCAGAAACCAAACGGCTAAAGTATAAAGTGGTTACTAAAGTAACTATAGAAGGTGGGGTGCGGGGCATCCGCACATGGAGAGTTTAGAGTGCCCCGTAGTAGTTAACGTCTTCCAACCTATCAAACAGCGGAGTAAGGTTGCTGAAGAAGCCCTTATTGAAGCGGATGCCAGCAACATACTCCTGCTCTTGGGCCGTACGCGACTTAAATGAACGGTTCAACGTATCTGGTGTAATCAGGCCCGGGTAGCGAGACATAAAGTCAAATATCTTACGCTCTGTTTCCGCAAACAAATCAGGGTCGCCAGTAGTCAGCGCTAAGTAACGCCTCTTAAGAAGGTTAGACCTAGCAGTTAAAACTTGGTTTTCATACTGCTTAGCTAACGCACGAGTTTCGTACAGACTGGATATGTTAGCAGGGGTAAAGCCCAAAGCCTGCATATATAAATTATACGCAGTCAAATCTTCGTCGATGGGGCGCCCGTCTATAGTTCTGGCACCTTCTTGCGCGAAGCGCATTGTCTTTATGCCGTTTCGTACCCAGCTTGGCGCTAGTCGTTCGATGCCTCTTGAAACTTCCCCTTCAGCCATTAGACGCATACCGTACGGGGCGTCCATAGCGTAACTCCCCAGCGGGCCAAAAGCTTGCAGTGCCATAGACTGAAAGTACCCGTACTTCTCTATCTCGTAAGGGTCTTCTCTGAACAATATGCCGTTAGCTACACTGGCTCTGTTAGATATTTCTAAATTAGTGCGGTAGTTGAGCGGCCCTTTTGTCATTGCCTCCGGCATGATAAGCATCATTTCGCGGCGTAGGTTGAACGGTTCTTCATCATCGTCTAGCAGGCTGTTTATCATGTTTGTTATAACAGATATAGCCCCGAAGAACGGCAAACCAAAGACACCGGCAACTGCATAGCTCATGCCGAAGGTGTACGCTAGCTGCCTAAATGCTTCTATACGGGTTCTCTCGGGGGAGCCTTTGATTGAGTCCACAAAAGCCTTAGCTGTTACGTAGGAGCTTTGCCAGATAAAACTCTTAAAGGTGAACATAACGCGGCCTACGTCAGTCTGCATCCACCTAGGGGCCGTAGAAGCCATACCTGAAGTGTTTACATCTTTTACCGTGCGCAGCGCGTATTCAGCAGCCTCTTCTGTAGACATACCGCTATCTAAGGCTAAGTCAAATGCAGTTATGGCTGTAGTTGTTCTGTTGTAGCGTTCCGTTCTTTCAATAGGCAAAGAAAGAAGGTTCAAGAACCTAGACCCACGGCCTGTATACTCTTCAGTTGTCTGGCGGGCACCCTCCAAGACTTCTCGTGCTAACGTATGACGAAGCTGCCCGTGGTCTTTTAATATATTGTATAGCGCTACATACCTGCCGTTTTGATACTCGGCAGTCCCCCATTTAGGGACGCCCTCGGTTTTCATTATGTCTATTACGGCTACTCTGCTAGCTTTAGTTA